TGAGTGCTATCAATTGGGGTAAAATTAAGTCACCAGAAGAATTTGCAAAGCCATGTGAACTAGCAGTAAGAGGGCTTGATGCACTACTAACATATCAAGATTATCCTGTAAAGGCGGCACAAAATGCTACCGCAGGAAGACGACCACTTGGTGTTGGTGTTATTAATCTTGCATATTGGATGGCAAAGAATGGTATGACTTATACACAACCAGACTTGGAAATGATTGATACATATGCTGAAGCATGGAGTTACTATCTGATTAAAGCAAGTGCAGACCTAGCAGAAGAGCAAGGTGCATGTTTATGGAATAACGAAACAAAGTATAGCAAAGGTCTTACTCCTAATCAGACATACAAGCAAGATGTAGATGAACTAGTTGCACACAAAGAACGTATGCCTTGGAGAGAACTAAGGGATCAACTTAAACGTACAGGAATTAGGAACTCAACATTAATGGCACTAATGCCTGCAGAAACATCTGCACAAATTAGTAATGCTACAAATGGAATTGAACCACCAAGAAGTTTAGTTAGTGTAAAACAATCAAAGCACGGAGTACTAAAACAAGTAGTACCTGGAATACACAAACTTAAAAACAAATATGAATTACTATGGGATCAAAGAAGCCCAGAAGGTTATTTAAAAATTATGGCAGTATTACAGAAGTATATTGACCAAGGCATCTCGGTTAACACCAGTTATAATCCTGTGTTTTATGAAGATGAAAAAATTAACATGAGTGAAATGCTAAGACACTTGATGATTTTTTACAAGTATGGAGGTAAGCAATTATATTATTTCAACACCTATGATGGACAAGGTGAATTAGATATTGACAAATTAGCAGAATCAAGTAATATAACTGTACCCGAAGAAGATATCGTAGAAGAAGACTGCGAGAGTTGTGTAATTTAAGATAGAAAGAGAGAAATGGCAGTATTAAATGCGAAAGCTAGGAACAAGCACCTCGATAGCTTGATGTTTTTGGATCCCAATGGTGGGGTAGACATCCAGAGGTATGATACATTAAAGTATCGTCAGTTTGATAAATTAACAGACAAACAACTAGGCTTCTTCTGGAGACCAGAAGAAGTAGATGTGTTGCGTGATGCTAAAGACTTTAAAGAGTTAACTGAGCATGAACAACATATTTTTACCAGTAACTTGAAACGACAGATACTATTGGATAGTGTGCAAGGTAGAGCCCCAGCTGATAGCTTTAATCCACTTGTAAGTTTACCTGAACTAGAAAATTGGGTAACTACATGGACTTTTAATGAAACTATCCACAGTCGCAGTTACACACATATTATTAGAAATGTATATTCAAATCCAAGTATTATATTTGACCAAATGATGGATATCCAAGAGATTGTAGACTGTGCAGGTGATATCAGCAAACATTATGATGACCTAATTGAAATGGGTAGTTGGTATAACTTGTTAGGAGAAGGTGCACATACAGTTAATGGTAAAAAAATTACTGTTGACTTGTATGAACTTAAAAAATTAATATGGAAAGCAATGATGAGTGTAAACATCTTAGAAGGTGTTAGATTCTATGTGAGCTTTGCATGTAGTTGGGCATTTGCTGAACTTAAAAAAATGGAAGGCAATGCTAAAATTATTAAACTTATTTGTAGAGATGAGAATGTGCATTTGGGCAGTACCCAAACACTATTAAAACTGATGCCCAAAGATGATCCTGACTTTGCTCGTATCCAAGAAGAAACTCAGGACGAAATGGTACAACTATTCATTGATGCAGTAGACCAAGAAAAGGCTTGGGCAGAATATTTGTTCAAAGACGGATCAATGATTGGACTAAATGCAAAACTATTAGGTGAATATGTTGAGTGGACAGCCAATAAACGTATGATTGCTGTTGGATTGCCTAGCCCATACAAAGGTGTTAGCAATACTCTTCCATGGACACAAAAATGGATTGCAGGTGCAGAAGTACAAGTAGCACCACAAGAAACAGAAATTTCAAGCTATGTAATTGGCGGAACCAAACAAGATGTTAATGGTAGTACTTTTGCTGGAATGAAATTGTGATAACCGTTTACAGTAAGCCTTTGTGTCATTTTTGTGATATGGCTAAACATTGGCTTACTAAACACGGATTCGAATACGAAGAAGTCAGAGTGGATACCAATCCAGAAGCTAGAGATTTTCTTATAAATGAAGGGCATAGAACTATGCCTCAAATTTATCATAAAGGAAAACTATTAGTTGAAGGTGGAGGACAAGCACTCGTTCGTATGGATCCAAAAAAAGTAAAAGAACTCATAGGAGAAGTTATAGATGTTGGTGACATCCAATTATAAAAAGAATGATATTATATCAATAAAATTAAGCACCGGGGAAGAAGTTGTAGGTAGATTTAATGCTTCTGATGCAACATCAATTGATGTTGTTAAACCAACTGTTCTTACATTAAATCCAGAGTCTGGACAAATAATGTTAATTCCTTGGTTAATGAGTATAGATGTACACAGTAGTGACCCAGTAGAAATTAAGAATAGTCAGGTGGTAGCATTAAGTAAACCTGCCAAAGGTATTGCAGATGTATACCTTCAAGGTTCTAGTGGTATTGCTATGCCTAATGCAAACGAATTGTCTGGCATTATTAAACAATAAATACTTGCATGGCAAGGTATATTCATAGACAAGGCGATAGTAGAGTTTGTGGTGCATCAACTGTAACACAACAGAATACTGTTAGAGCAAACAATAGATTTATAAGCATTCAAGGAGATCCAAACACCCATGGTGGTGGTAACTTGAGAGCAACAGAAACTGTTGGTAAAGTAAGAGTAGCTAATATACCAGTAATTTTACAAAACGATCCTGCAAATCCAGATAGACTATGTCCTATACCAGGTGGACCACATTGTGCTCCAAGTGCAAGTAGTGCAAGTCCTAATGTTAGAGCTGGTGGAGGAAGTTAATGAGTTATAGAGATTTTAAAGCAGGTTTGCAGAATGCAAATGACTATTTAGATACAAAACATCATATTAGTGGCACACAATCTGCAGGTACAGATGCCCTACGAGGTGTTTTTCAAGCTGAATATAGTTTTACATTACGAGAATTATTATGTGGATTGTTATCTGGTAATGGGCTAAAATTACCTAATGTACAACTATGTCTACATACAAATATTGCGGCATTATTAGGAATACCAAACATACAAGGTGAACTAAGTGATGCATTAAATGATTTACAAGGCAGTTTAGAAAAGTTTATGGATCATACCAAGTTTGACCAGGTGTTGGGCAGACTTAATGGTGTGTTAGCAGAAGCACAAAACGTAGCTAACATGATTAACTTTTGTAGTGCGCCTGTAGATCCTATTGCTATTCCAAATATGCTTGAACGTGCAATGGGAAGTTTCCTTGGTGCAGGTAAAGACATAACAGACAGTATTGGTGCTATTGCAGATGCTGATATGTGTGCTTGTATAGATTCAAGCGGAGGGTTTAACACAAATGTTTTTAATGGTGGTCTGCTAGGCAATCTTGCAAGCAACATTGGTAAAATTACAAATGGCACATTAGTACAAAGTGAATTAGATGCTATATTAAATGATGTTAAAGGTATTGGATCAGCTATAACCGGACTAATAAGTTTCGAAAATAATATTAATGGTAGTTTTACACAAGGCGGTAGTCAATTTGCTACTCCAGATCCTGGATGTAATGCACAGATAGGTGTATTGCATAACAGTGGTAGTGGAGGTATGGCAGGTAATGCTAGATTAACAAGCCAGTTAAAAAGTTTATATGATAGACTAGGTGGATATCCTGTACAATATTCAAAAGGTTCTAGCACTGGTATTCCAGGTGTAGGACACCAATATGACAGCAACGGTGATAGAGTTTATGGTACAGAAGTTATAGAATATCCCAATATTTTCCATTTACTTTTAGATTCTGAATTACTAGCTTTATTACAGCAAGATGATAGCCCACAACCTAATGTAGATACACAAACTCCTGTAATGGATTATTGTGGAAATATAATTGGATACACACAAAACTTTCAGCAACGTGAAACTCAAGCTAGTGAAGGATCAACACCAACTACTCCAAATAGTCCTGGATTTAATGCAGGAGGGTTTGTAACTGACACAAGTAATATATCAGGTAGTGGTGCGTCTGTTCAAGGAACAACTGTAATTAATAATTTTGCAGGTACTGGTAATACTTTATATGTGGTTAATAGTGAAGCGGCTCAAAATGCACTTACAACTAATACAGACGACATTGTTGTAAGAAGTGATATTTTAACCATATTCACTAGAAAAAATACAACAACATCTGATACTGGCACAATAGCTGATTATCAACAAGCAACTAGTACATTATTAGACTTCTTAAACAATTTAAATGTAGAATCTGGAAATGGACTTATAGTAAAAGATGCTGGCGTTAGTAGAGCAAGGAAAGTAGAGACAACTAGTGGGCAGTTAAAAGTTACTAATGGTGATGGTATTGGTGGCGATATTAAAATTGAATTAGATGATAATCTACGATTACCTGGTACAGCCGCAGTTAAAATTCCAGTTGGTACAACTGCACAGCGACCACAGACAGAAATTGGTGAAATACGTTACAATTCAGATACACATGAAATTGAAGCATACTTCGGTGATACAACAAGTTGGAAAAATTTAAATACATCTACAAGTAGTGCAAGTGGACAAAATATTGGATCTGGAAGTGGAGTATTTGCACAACTTAGTGGACAAACTCTACAATTTCGCGGTATAATAGGCGGAACAGGAATTACAGCCACACAAGGCACAACTGATATTACCCTTGCTGATAGTATAACTGCTAGTAACTTGGGTACTGGTACTGGAGTGTTTGATACTAGAACAGGTGATAATTTTGCTTTCAAAAGTATCACAAGTACAGATGGTACTGTAACAATAACAAATGATGCAACTACTATTAATTTAAGTTCAACTGGAGCACAGAAAAGTGATGCGTTACAAACAACTGATGCAACGGCAACTGTGGTTCAATTTAATGGTGGTACTACTCCACAACCTGCAACTGGTAAATCTTGGTTCTTTGAAGTTAAGGCATTAGGTGTTGCAACTAGTGGTGAAAAGCAAGCCTTTAAAGTTGAAGGTATTGTTACTAATACTAGTGGAAATTATAGTTTAGTTGGTACTAATGTAAAAATTGATTACCAAAGAAGTGGAACTGCGGATCTTGCTCAATCAGCTTGGGATCCAATGGCAAGTTATAATATAAATGATGTTGTAGAATATGACTTGAATACATATAAAGCAACTAACAGTATTTCAGGTGGTAATAATTTAGATCCTGCACAAGACACAACAAACTGGACAGTAGAATATTCCGGGTGGAACGTTAATGCAGAGATAATTGCAAACGCATTTCGAGTTAGAGTAAAAGGTGCAACAGGTAAAACTGTTAACTGGAATGTACATTTCTCATATATTGAAGCATAAATACTAAAGTCAAGCAGAAAAGTTAATTTTTTTGTCTTTTTTGGTTGACAAGTAAGTCATCTTGCCATACAATCTTACTAATACAAGATTAATGGAAAGGTGTCATGGCACACTATATTATTAACTATAGGCATAGAAAGGCAAAACAATGAGGTCAAAAGAAACTGGCGATGGTAAAAAGATCTTGGCAAAAGTAGAGGTCCCATTAAGTGTAGAAGATATTGCAACATTTGCATTACGTTATCTCGACGAAATCGACGACAACGATCCCAAAGATACACTTATTAATGCTAACAAGCGAGAAATATTTAATATGGCAAAAACTGCTATATTCAAATGGGGAACACAAGAACCAAAAACATATGTAGCTGAACACATGAATGGACATTTCAAACCAGTCGAACAAGTGGTTAGGATAAAATTTCCGGAGTGTGATTAATGGCAGATATTATAAACTTTGGTGTTGAACGGGCCAAAAGAAAAAGTGGCATTAAAAATAATGCTTATTTAGAAGATATGGTCAAAGAAGGATATGATCCCTGTAATCCAAAAGATATTCAAGATTACGAACAATGGCAAACAGTAAAAAGTGTCATATACAAAGACGTCGATTTAGACTTTAAATGGTCTGACGAAGCAGTTGATAGGCTTTGGACAGATATTATGAATTTTGATACTAGCGAAACAATCACCGTTGATTATGATATAGAAGAGTTCAAAGAGCTTGTTATAAGCACAGATGACGAGTTGGATTTCACACATCTTTTACCCAAAAAATAGGTTGACATAAGACGTCTTGGTGTTATACTGTATGTATAGTTAGAACAAGGAGTAACTGATGCACGACCTAATACTTGAAGCTTTTACAACCGCAATTAACAATTCAGAAAATTGGACAAAAGATGGGGTCAATTGGGACTTTATCGATGCAGATGTGTTTATGGCTGTTGGCGATAACATTCAAGAAGCTAGTAGCTATAATTATGTATTTGAACACCTCGCAGATTTGTTTGATACAAAGTATGGTGAAGATGCAAAATATGATGAAAACGTCAAATACAGCCTGCAAACTACCAAAGAATTTGTAAATGTTTTTGGTGAAATTGCTTAGAAAAAGGTTGACAGTAAGAGCTCTTGATGCTATACTGTATACATAATTAAAAAAGAGGACATGATGAAATTTAAATTATATCAAATACATCTTACTGAAGCTGAATACAACAAGGTAAATGCAGAAGGACGTGATAGTGTTCCTAAGCATATAGCTCATCTTGATATGTCATTCAGTGAAGATACTGGTGCATTAGCTAAAAAAGCTATGAACAACAACTGGTATACACATGTATCAAACATTACTGCTTCTAGCATTGAAAAAGTGTTTGAAGTTGGTAACATTGGTCCAGAAGAAAACATAGAGCGACTTGCTCCTATGTATAGTGTTAGTGTTGGTGATGTAGTTGAAGATGAAACAGGTAGCCAATTTGTGTGTGCAAGTTTTGGATGGAAGGCGGTAGCTTAATGTTTGAAGTGTTTATGGTAAATTTTGGATTTACTCACAGTAGTCATCCAACATTAGAGGCGGCAAAAAAAGCCGCTAAAAAAACTGGATATCAATGTACAATTTTTAAAAAGGATAATCCATTTGATATTATCACTTGGGTGTTTCCTAGACCATGATGGTAAGTGTAGATTTTATGAATGACTCTATGGACAAATTAGATGAGGTATTTTTCTTATCTGATTGGGAAATAATAGGTTATACTGTAGGAATAATGGGTATATTTTTAATTTTTATGTGGATAAGGAACTATTAATGAACGATTTAATCCAAGACATTGAAAGACTTGAGAGTGCAGTTATTTGTTTAACTGAAGGTGCAAGTGATGAAAAGCGAATGGCAATTGATTCGCTTGAATATATGATTTCTAAAAAGAAAGAAATCGTTGAGCAGTTTGAAAAAGAATTCGCTCCTGATTATCAGTTTGAACTTGACATTTAATGTAGCAAGTACTATATTAAAGTATAGGAGAATTGCAAATGTCTACATATGAAGTTGAAACAGTATTTTACAATAATTATGGAGGAGTACAGACCAAAAGTTGTGATCTTTTTGGTTCTAAACAAAAAGCCATCAAACACATGAATAATTTAGCTAAACAAAGATATGGTTTGAGGCAAAAAGGCAAAGCTAAAGATGGTACAATAGTTTTTACAGATGATTCAGGAAAAGTAAAAGAACGTATTATCTTTGGACAATTAATATAACAAATGAGGCAGAGTATGAAGAGAGTATTATCAATTATAAGCTACGGCTTTAATTTTTTACTATTAATAGGTTTTATGTTTTTTGGTTTTGTTTTAGTACAAAGTAGTAAAGCTGAAAATGGAGCAATGGCAGATGCTGAAACTGCAGGTCCTGAGGTAAAGTTACTTAATATATCAATGCCTGAAATAACTCCAAAGTTAGTAGGAGAAGACGTCCAAGCATTGTGTATGGCTCTTAATATCTACTACGAAAGTCGTAGTGATAATTTAGCTGGGCAATATGCAGTAGCTGATGTTGTATTGAATAGAATGCACGACGATAGGTATCCAAATACAGTTTGTGATGTGGTACAACAAGGACCGGTTAGAGAAAGTTGGAAAACAAAACAACACAAAGATTTACCTGACCACGAAAGAATTTACAATCCTATAAGAAACATGTGTCAATTTAGTTGGTATTGTGATGGTAAGAGTGATGATCCTAAGGACGAAACTGGATGGGCTCAAGCACAATATGTAGCTGGTGCTATTATGTATAGTGGAAAATACAGAGGTATTACAGAAGGTGCAACACACTATCATGCAACATATGTAAAACCAAAATGGCGTTTAGATAGAGGCATGAATCACATTGGAAGGGTAGGATCCCACATTTTTTATAGATGGGATTAAGCCTAAATTAGCATAAATACACTTATGCTAGTTAAAGAAATAATTAACAACAAAAATCTGAGTGAGGGTCCAAATGATCCTCACATTTTTAAAGCAGTATTCCTTGCAGGAGGTCCAGGTTCCGGCAAGGGTTTTGTTGTGGATAATATGATGGGTAGAGATGCTACTGGTTTAAAGGTTGTAAACAGTGATGATGTTTATGAGAAACTAGCCAGTATGGCAAAACCAGAACCGCTAGATCTAAGTGATCCAGAAGTTGTTGCAAGCCCACAAGGACAACAAACTAGAGATAAAGCAAAAGACTTAACCATTAAACGTGAAGGTAATTACATTGATGGTAGATTAGGTTTAATTATAGATGGCACAGCCAAAGACGTAACAAAAACAAAACGTCAAAAAGAGAGATTAGAATCATTAGGTTACGAAACAATAATGGTATTCGTTAACACTAATTTAGAAATGGCCCAAGCAAGAAATAAAATGCGACCACGTCAGCTACCCGATGAGATGATTGAAAAAATGTGGCATGCAGTACAAGACAATATGATGAAGTTTCAACAGTTGTTTGGTAACCAAAATTTTTATATAGTAGACAATAGTGGCGGTTTGGAAGATCCAGATCGTAGGGAAAATTTTGAGAATATAGAAAAATCTATTAGAGCTTTTCTTAGTTCTCCACCACGTAAACCTGAAGCAAAATCCTGGCTGTCCGGACAACGGTCACAATAAATATTAAAAAGGGTTTTGTTATGTATACATATCAGTGCAACACATTAAGAGTGATAGATGGAAATACAGTTGATGCAATCATCGATTTGGGATTTAATGTTACTATCAGACAAAGAATAAAAATGTACGGAGTTAATGTAAAAGACATTAGAAGTATAGACGAAGATGTAAGACAACAAGCTATAGCTAGTAAACAAAAACTAACTGAATTATTGGGAAATAATTTTGTATGTGAAACGATAGTCAATAAACGAGGGAAAGCAGGACGAGTAATGGGTAAACTAAGTACTATTGATAAAGATGGTAAAAAAGTCGATGTTAATCAACAACTCATTGAGGCAGGTTTTGCAGAACGTTTTGGAGAATAGATGTTTCTAGGTTTATTAGTTTTTATAACAGCTCTTTCAATATCAGCAGTAGCAATTTATTATAGTATAGCAGGACTTGTAGCTATTTTTGCCGCCGCGGCTATACCCATCATGGTTATGGGCGGCGCTTTAGAAATAGGCAAGTTGGTAACCGCAGTATGGTTACACAGGTATTGGAAACGTACTGTCTGGTGGTTGAAATACTATCTAAGTGTGGCTGTGCTAGTATTAATGTTTATTACAAGTATGGGCATATTTGGTTTCTTATCCAAAGCACATATTGAACAAACTTCGGCAAGCACAGAAAGTATTGAACAAGTTGAACGTATTAAAACTGAACTTGCTAGAATGGAAAGTATTATTGTTCGTGCTGAAAGTAAAATTGCAAAAGCTGAAGATAGTACAGGCAATCGTAACGATGACATCAATGCACAAATTGAAAAAGAACAAAAAAGAATTGATAGTGCATATACAAGAATACAACCTGCAATAGAAGAACAACAAAAAATTATTGCTGATGCTAGAGATGCTGACAGTGATAGAACAAAACCTTATGAAGACCAGCTTACAAATATTAAAGAAGAAATTAGAAGATTAGAAACAACCGCTAGAGAATATGAAGAGAAGATAGCTGGTCTGAAGGTTGACAATAGTGCAGTTGAACCAATACAAGCACAAATTGCTAATATAAATGATACAATTAATAAAGTAGAAGGTCAAATTGCTAGTGGTGAAAGTGAACAAATTAAACAAGCACAATTAACAATTGGATCTAATGCAGACGGTCAAGCAGGACCAAATACAAGACGTAGTGCAAATACTTGGATTGTACTGCAAAAAGAACGTATAAGTGAATTACAAAATCAAATAGCAGAGATTAGAATCGAAGCAAAAACTACAGTTGATAGTGAACGTACAAGACTTGGTTCTATTGTAAATGATATAAGAGAAAAGCAAATACCTGCACTCAAAGACAGAGAAATACAAATGCTTGCTAAAATTGATACAGTTCGTGCAACAGAATCTCCAATAGTAACTACAGCCAGAGATGAGATTGCCAGAATTAGAAAGAGTGCAGACGATCAAGTAAAAGCCAGCAATGAACTTATTCAACAACTAAGAGAAAAAATCAAAGTAGACGGAGGAGTTGATGTTGATGCTATTGTTGATGAACAACTAGCAAAAATTAAAACAGCCAACACAGAAATTGACAAGTTAACTGAACAGAAGTATACTTTAGAAGCAGAATATAGAAAACTAGAAGCTGAAGTAGGTCCAATCAAATATATCGCAGAACTCATCTACGGCGAAGACGTTGATAGAGATATATTAGAAAAAGCAGTTAGATGGGTTATCATTACAATTATATTTGTATTTGATCCTCTAGCAGTTTTATTACTAATAGCGAGTCAATATACATTTGAATGGAGAAGAAATGATGTCAATGCTATTCGTAAGGATGATGGAGATGTCGAACCAGAACCACAAAAAGAACCAGAGCCAACCCCAGACGACAAAATGGAAGAAGCTATGGGAGATAATAAGTTCGAAGATGTCTCTGATAAAGTTTTGGAAGAAGAAAACAAAAAAGAATTTTGGGAAGAAAATCAAGTAGACTGGAATAAAAATGCTATGGAGTATGGTACAGAAAACGAAGATGACCTAAAGTTTATGTTGGAAAAAGCTGACCCAGAAGTATTAGAGGAAGTAGCTAAAGAACTAAACATCGAGAAACCGGTTGACATAGAACCATATGATCCGTATAATGATAATAGAGAAGATGAAGAACTTAGCCCAGAAGAACTTGATGAACGACAGAATATGAAATTGTATTCGCCAAATGGTAAGTTAGCAATTAATCCAGGAAATAAAAAAGTAAAAAGTGTCAAGATAAAAAGCATAGCTGAAAAAGCTGAGGATAATAAAAAGGACAATGAGGAATAAGTATACCCTATGAGGGAAAACCCAATCTATACTGTTACACCACCGGACATGCTTTTACCAGAAAATGGTCCGATTATATCTGTACTAAGCAGTGAAATAAAATTTGTGCAGGAAATCGAATTATTATATGAAAATCTATTTAAATCTGTGCCGATTACATTATGCCACCCAGGCGGAAATATAGACGAAACCAATGTTGCCTGGGTTGTAAGCATGATGAGATTTAGTGATACTATATATCTTGATTTAGATAATGTTACTGAACTTGGGGTAGTTTGTGCCTTGACACAAAAGACAAACAATGTTATTATAATAAGTAAAACAAGCAAAAGGAAAGGTATGCAACAACTTTTAAACACTATGAGAAAGTATAATATATACGATAGTATTGAAGATTACGCCGACCTTATGTTGGACAGTCTTGAGACAGTTTAAACATAATAGGCGAAAAGCTGACGACCAATTGGTCAATGAAGCTATTAGATTCCACCAACTTAGAGTAGTAGGAGAATCTGGACAACTAGGTGTTATGAGCAAGAGCGAAGCCCTCAGAGTTGCTGAGCAACACCAAACAGATTTAGTAGTTATTAATCCAACTGGAAATCCTCCAGTAGCAAAATTATTAAATGCTAACAAGTATTTTTATGAGCAAAAGAGAAAAGAAAAAGAGACTGCTAAAAAACAAAGAGAAAATCAAGTTGTAATTAAAGAGATGCAATTTAGATTAGGCATTGATCAACATGATTTCGAAACCAAATGCAGAAACATAATTAAGTTTTTAGAAAAAAATAATAAAGTAAAATGTGTTATACGATTCAAAGGCAGGGAAAATGCGAACAAACAACAAGGGTTTGTAGTAATGGATCGTATGTTTGAATTTGTCAGTCTTGGCGTTTGGGAGACAAAACCTGCAATAAATGGAAACCGAATGATCGGTACTATGATGAGGAAAGAATGAGAAGACCCCCAATGACTGATGTAAATGACAGAAAAGGATTGTATGTAGAAGTACGAAACAATGATGTCACACGAGCACTTAGAAAATTAAAAAAGTTAATGAACAATGAAGGTATGATCAAAGACATGAGAAAAAATGAATTCTTTGAGAAACCTAGTGCTAAGAATAGAAGAGAAAAAGCTCAAGCTCGTAAACGTTGGTTAAAAACAGTAGAAAAAAATAAAGATAATTGGTAAAAAAGGTTGACAAATGGGTCAACAAGTATTATATTAAGTATTAATAAGGCGACGGTCTTGTTAGAGTAGTGCAAGGAAATGTGTCTGACCAAGAGGCATAACTTGATTACTTAGGCGTGGTAGCCAGGTTCGAAGTCTAGCGACTAAGGATCACATCGCTCTCCCGAGCGGAAGTAAGTTCCAGGAGTCAATGAGAATGGTATCTCGGTCGACCTGGTTGGAGGTGAAACCCAAGCCCTCCCTACTCATTATAATGTGTCGTGCGATTGGGCACAGACAGACCATACTGATAAGAACATATGTGAGAGACAAGAAATACACATAAGTACAAAACAAACCCGATAAGAAGACGGGAAACGATATACAAGAAAAGGGTAGCTACTTAATAAGCTCGTTAGGGACCACGGTTAGTCCCTAGATAAATAAAAGTGTAGATGCCAAATATGGATCTACTTACATTAATCTTGCTTAATAAAGGAGATAGCAAATGAATAGATTAACAACCCTCGACATCAATAAATTAACCCCCTATGCAGTAGGATTCGACAGAGTTTTCGATAACATGTTTAACTACATCGAACATCAAACATCCAGCACAGGCGGATATCCTCCCTACAACATTGTTAGAAACGGTGAAAAGTTTCAGATTGAAATAGCACTAGCAGGTGTTAAGAAAGAAGATCTGACAATTACTGTAGCAGAAGGTGTGCTTACTATTGAACACGACACCAAAGACGGTGACGTAGAAAGTAACTCATTTGAATGGCTACACAAAGGCATTGCTCAGAGAAAGTTCAAAAGAAACTTCACACTAAGTGATGATATTGTTGTACAAGGTTCACGAATGGAAAACGGAATGCTTTATATTGAACTAGAGCGAATCGTTCCAGAGGAAAAGAAACCAAAAACAATCGCTATCAAATAAAATAAAGTGGGGGGAGAAATCCCCCCTCATATCTGGGTAAATACTAGTATGGATACAGAAGTCGAAATAAAACAAACCGATAAGTTAGATATTTCAAAACCAAAGAAATATAGTGTTATCCTTTACAATGACGATAGCACTCCAATGGAATTTGTTATCGAATTATTAGTTAATGTTTTTCTTCATACAGAAGAAAGAGCAAAAGAAATTACACTAACTGTACACACTGACGGCAAAGGTGTTGCTGGTGTATATTATTATGAAATCGCTGAACAAAAGATAGCAGAAAGCATTTCGATTAGTCGCGGAGCAGGATTTTCGTTGACTTTGGATCTAGAAGAACTATAATAGTATAGAGGTTCCCAAATGAGAATAGAGACTGAAATTAAGTTAGACTACAGTGATGTCTTGATTAGACCCAAGCGAAGCACACTAGGTAGTCGTAAAGAAGTGCGTATGGAACGCCGATTCACTTACAGACATGGAAATGATTATCAAGGTATTCCTTTAATTGCTAGCAACATGGATGGTGTTGGCACATTTGAAATGGCTGATAGATTAGGTGAACTTAACATTTTTACTTGTTTAGTTAAAACTTATAGTGTAGGTGAACTAGTAGGTTATTTTGATGAACACGAAGTACCAGACTGGCGTAAGAATTATGTTGCTCTAAGTATTGGAATTAAAGATGAAGATGAGCAAAAATTTAGAAATGTATATGAACAAGTAGGCGATAACCTTAAATATGTTTGCATAGATGTTGCAAATGGTTATAGTCAACGTTTTATTGAATTTGTAAAAGAATTCAGAAACAAATATCCGAAACT